ATGTTGCCGTTTTCAAAGTCGCCAACAACAATGCTACCTTTAAAATTACACTGGCAGTTAGAACGGTGACGTGTGAACTCACCATCGGTCAGCCCTGCGCGCTCATGCCATGCTTGTGTGGCCGCGTCATAAACCCACGTAGCGTTAGCGCTTGGAAAGGTCAGCACGTAAAATGTGTGGCCTTCTTGCTGATAAGTGTAGGCAAGGGCGTCTGAAATCACGCCGTACTGGGCAATTGCATATTCCACCGCATGAGTAGAAACCCTAACACCGTTGTAACCATTGGCACGGTAAACAATACCTTGACCGCGAGCGTCTTGGCCAAGCCAGAACAAACTGTTGTCTAGTTTGGCAACCGAGAAAGGCGCTGCGCAACCGATTTCATTGAACGCACCTTGAATGCGTACTAAAGGAAAATCTACACCGCCAGCGTCGTACCAAACCTCAACTGAGTCAGACCCAAAGAGCCAAGCCTCACGGTGATCAACATTGATGGCCACCAAGCCGTCTGGAGAGCCTTCAGCGCTTGCAAAATCAAGAGGGTCTACCGATGTACCATCTAACAAAGCCGTGACCCATACGCGCTGGCTATTGGGTTCGTTGAACACAAAGTAACCATCTAAATAACCTACTGTCACCGCGCCTGGGAAGTCTGGGTCAGTAATAGGCGCAAAGACTCGCGTCTGTTCGTTGTAAATGTAGCTTGGGCCATTGCAGGCAAAGAAGATCTGCGTGCCGTTGTCAGCAATTGAGACAGGCCCAGTGCCTGAGACTCGGCCAATCATCTCTGGCGTGCCGTTAAGGTCAAACACACGATAGACTTCCATGCCAGAAACGACATAGAAATTGTTATTACTTGTCTGGTGTGACCATAGCGCCCGAATGGGGCCAGTGCCTATGGTCTGCAATAATTTAAGACCAGGCGCACGATTAAGAAAGCCCGCCTCTTTACCGCCTTCGGGGATGACCTCAGGGAACAAATTAACGCAACGATTATCGGCGGCGTTTACAGATCGAGCAACATATGCTGACCCCAAAATTGGTGTTTTCATTGCGCCGCCTTTATGGTAAACTGAATGTCATGACTATTAAATCTGACATTACCATTGAACATTTGCGCGAATCTCTTGATTACAACGCGCAAACCGGCGTTTTTACTTGGCGCAAAAACCACTGGCGCCCCGATCTTATCGGAAAAATTGCAGGCTCTGTTCATAGCGGTGGCTACATTTCGATTGCGGTCTATAACACCAAACGATTGGCGCATCGATTGGCGTGGTTTTATGTTACAAGCAAAATGCCTGAAGGTCATATTGACCATATAAACGGAAACAAATTGGACAATTCGTTTGCAAATTTGCGTGAAGTTAGCAGGTTTGGTAATTTGCAAAACATGCGAAAAGCGACTAAAGCTAACGCAGTTGGTTTTTTGGGTGTTAGCGCCCATCAAGGAAAATGGCGCGCACAAATCATGGTAAACGGCAAACGTATTCGAGCAAGCGGATTTGATACGCCAGAAGCAGCGCATCAAAAATACTTGAAACTTAAACGTGAGCATCATTTGACTTGCACGATTTAATCAGTAATTGCCAGCATAGATGTTAAAGCGCTGGCGGTTGGCCACCAAAGAGTAAGGCAGTGCCATCACGTCATCTGGGTTGTTGATGCGCTTCAAATTACGCTTAGAAGTCATGGCAATACGCTGAACCTGTGGGCTTGGCTCAACGCCAAACTCAGGGGCAAACTCCATGGCCAAGTTGTATGTGAAAGCGCGCAGATAGCCTGGGGGGTAAAACATTGATGTAGACAATGTCGCCGGCTGATCTAATTCTTGAACTGAAATAAAGTGCCATTCCAAAACCTGTGTTGGTCTTGGATAGACAGTCATTTGAATGTTGGGGTATTCCATGTTAATCCACATAACTTGTGGATACGTGGATGTCACCGTCTTTACAGCAATACCGTCATACTGCTGTTGATTGATAAATTTAATGCCGTAAGACACGCCGTTGGGCGCTTTAAAGTAAGTGGCGTCGTCTAACAAAACGGGGCGTACACCTACAAATTCACCTGTAGGCCCAAGATGGCGTTGAATCTCGCCTGCTGGCCAACTAAATACTTGATCAATTGTGTTAAAAATTGACAGACGTTCTGTGTTCCAACTGTCAATCATCTGATTTAACGCTACCAAAGCGTCTTGAGAAACCGATGCAGATGGCGTTTCACCTTCGGCCAACACACCCAATAAACGAAGGGAACGATTTATCTGGTCGCCTGCGGTGTACGTTGTCATGTTTAAACCTCTTCAGTGGTCACTTTTCTACGGCGTTTAACTTCCAGCGCGTTCACGGGAGCCGCTTCAGGTTCAGAAGGCGTGTCTAGATTATAACGAATCCAACCATTTTTTTCATCCATTTCCATCTCAAGTTCCATTGTGGCAACTTTGGCGCCATGAACTGGATGTACAAGTGTAATGTTCATAATAGAAAGGGGGTGATTAGCCCCCTTTTAATTTAGGTTGCGCCGTGGATGATGCAATAGTTAATTACAACAGCCTCAGACAGCGTGCCGCCTGAAATGTTGCGCAATGTAATGCTGACAGAACCAGTAGAAAGCGCGTTGGCAAATACGTTGTATGAGCCAGGGGTTGCTTGACCACCAGAAATTGTCAAGATCACAGTGTCATTAGCGCTGATCAAAGCATTGTTCAAAGTGAACGTTGCATTGGTAGCGGTAGTCAAAGACGCATTGTTCATTGTGATGCGACCGGCAGACTTGTCTAGCGTTACCGCTGTTGACTTGCTTGTCAGTTGAGTCACAGTGCCTTGCGCAGCGGCAGCGTAACCAATTTCCTCGGTTGCGTACATTGTGCTGAATTCAGGATCCAGATATGCGACGCCAGTAGCTTTGGTGTTTGACATGATTTTTCCTTAAAAGATGGGGCCGAAACCCCATCATTTTCTTAGGCTGTTTTGTAAACAGTGTAAGCAGCGTCGCCAGTTTTACGGAATGTAAACTGAGCGCTAGAGGTAATAGCCACGGCCACGAAAGCGTTGCCGCCGTCGGTGATGCCAGTTGCTGTTGCCAAAGTCACAGTACCAGAAGAAGTACCAGTGTTGATAATGTTCAGCGTAAATGTGCTACCAACTTTTGCGCTGGTCACAATCGCGTCGATAGATGCGGCTGTGGGCAAAGTGTAAGTAGCAGCAGATGTGCTGGGGTTAGCAACCAACCAGCCACCGGTCACTTGAGCAGCTGTTAAAGTTGCTGTAGATGTGGCAGTTTGGGGAGCGGCTGCGTAGCCAATCGTCAGTTCGTTCAGGTTACCGTCACCAAGTTGGTAACCGCCTGCGCCATTAGGTAAAGCCATGATAATTTCCTTTCAATGTGAATTTAAATCAACCCCAGAGGCGGCAAGCCATCTGTGGACGAATAGTGTTGTAGCCATACAAAACGTCAATACGGCAAGGCATACGGTCGTTGTTGATATCGTACATGCGAACCACACGCAAAGAAATACCATTGTGAACGGCGCGGGCGGCCATGTCGACCCCCTGGGGCAGCAAGAGATCAGCCGTTGCGAATGTTATGGCGTCCTTATGGTAGACCAAGTTCTGAGCGTACTGAGTATTAGCAGCACCAACGAACACAACAGCAGCGCCAGAGGCGGGGAAGCTGTCTACAGTTGCCAAGGCATTTGCAGAAGTGTAGATAGGAGCAACAGTAATGTTACCTTCGCCGCTTGAACCCAAAGTTACGTTTGCAGCAGCAACGAACTGGAACAAAGAACCTGTTGACTCACGAGTTTGTGGGTTAACAGAGTAGCAACCGGCCACAGTAAACACGTCACCAATCTTCACAGTGCCTGCATTACCGCCGCCAGTGATAGCGATGGTTGTGGCGCCTTGTGCGGTTACAGAGGCAGACAAAGTAGCACCAGTAGAACCGCGTGTACCAGTTGTGAACTGCTTGATAGACTGAGACATGTTGATCTCATCAAAGCCCAACACACCAGTGCCCATCATGCCGTTCTTGAACTGCTTGCTGATGGTGTCTGTAGGATTGAACAGACCCTTCATGCCTTCAACCAAGCCAGCGTTAGCGGCAGGGTTAACAGTTGCGTAACGGGGAGACATTACAGCTGCGTTTTCGTTCAGTTTTTGCTGCGCTTGCAACAGAACCAAAGAAGTGGCGGGCGTAGTGCCAGGCGTGCCAACGGTGTTACCAATGTTCAAGTAAGCATTAGCCACATCAGCGTCGATGGAAGATGCCAACTGGCTGATACGAGGCTTCAACACACGCTCTGCGAAATCGTCCAATTGCATGGTCAATTCAGCAGATGTGAAGTTAACACCAATGTGCTTTTGTGAAGCAACAGTCAGTGTGGTGAACTGTTCGTTGTCGTCTTGAACTTGCAAGGCGGCGCCGTCAGTAACCAAAGCACGATCAGGTAAACGGATACGCAGTGTAGAGCCGATCTTTGCGCCTTCAACAGCGAAAGAATCGTCATACTGGCGGTTCACGTTACGTGTGATAACAAGGTTGTTTTCCAAGATCTCCAACGCTTTGCGTGTGATCATGTCAATCGTCAAAATACTATTAGACATATTAGTCCTTTCAAAAAATTAGCGGTTGCGTTGCGCTTCGTACTTTTTCATCTGGCGAGCGCGTTCAGCTTCGATCCACTGCGAGGTTGTCATGGACTTGATTGATCTAGGATCAGTCGTGTCATGGCTCGGAGCGCCGGTTGAACGTGCTGTTACCGGACTAATCGGTGCTGGCGCGTTTGAAGTTTTTTTGACCGGAGGATCAGAGGCCAATCTGGCTTCAATCTTTCCAATCTCTTTGGCCTGCATGAAAGGCGATAAACGGGAGATTCGAGCTGCTTCCTTAACATTTGATCCTAAGTAATAAGCTACTTCAGGGCCAACGTCAGACTCATAAATCGCTTCAGCCATTACCTCAGTGATGGGCACGTTAGGGTTACGGGCTACCTGATCGTAGTCGTCGTATTTGTCCCTGACTTTCTCTTCACTGTCGGCATAAGCCTCCATGATCTCAGCTTGTTGCTTTGCGGCATCACGTTGGGCGACAAGTTCTTGGGCTTTCTGAAGGGCCAGTGCTTGCGCATAGTCTTCAGGGCTTGTAAAACTGTCAGCACTCGGTGCTTCCGCTGGCATAGACCTCAAAGTTTGCGTCTCCGCAGCCTTTGTGGCCTGATCTCTTTCCCATTTGCGCTGTTCTCTTGCAAGGCGCTTACCGATCATTGCGTCAATTTCAGCTTGCGTATAAGTTTTTTCCGCTGGCTGTTCTGTCTGCTCTGTCGATA